CACATAAAGTGGAAAACCTTTTTGGGTACTTTTACCGCCGCCCGCCGGAGGGAGAGGAGGAACCCTGATGTCAAAAGAAAGAACTGATCCAAGCGGTGATGCCAGAAATCCTCTCAATAAACAGGCCAATAATCGCACCAAGAAAAACCAGAAGCACTTGAAATATGCGCTCTCGCTTATTTTCGGAGTCGTTCTTGGACTCTTGCTTGGCGCGATACTCGAACTCCGCTAAAGCATCTTCGCCGCGTGGAGTGAGACGCCAGGATGTTGGATTGATGGATAAATCGTCTGGGGAACCTTCTGTACGATAACTGTTTGGCTCGATATATTTTTGTTCCCGAAAATATCTCATACGACTATCCATTTTCCCGCTGACTGGTCCGGAGCGAAATTTAAGAAGCGCATTGTAATTTTCATCTGACAGCATATATATCACCTCACGCCGATTATACCACAAGGAGGAAGAGATGGACATTGAGAAGCTGATCGTCAGCCTTAGATCCCCATCATGGCAGGATCTTGAGGACCCGGATGCACCCCTTTTAGAAGATGCCGCCCACGCCCTCTCCACGCTCCAGGCCGAAAACGAGCGATTGAAAAACAAATTGTCCGAATTGGCACACTTTCCGTTTGACGAGCCTGGGATCGGAGAGCGAACAAGGCTGATGGCCGAAAATGCAGAACTGCGGGCCGAGCTGGAGCAGGTGAAGCGGGAGAATGAGACCCTAAAACATGCATTACAAAATTGGCACGAGGAAGTCTGACATGGAACAGCTGACATACTTTGACGGCGGGAAATGGCGGCTCAAAATCGGCGATACAGAATACAGCGGAAAAGCCGTTGACCGCCTCGCCGCCTACGAGGACACGGGCCTGGAGCCTTGCGACTATTCCGCCATGGCCCACGCTCTGGAGCAGGCGGAACGAGCCAGAGAAGATCTGACAGAAATGATCCGCCAGATTGGGGCAACGGGGCTTGACCGCCTCCGCGAACTGGCCCAGGCGGACAAGGAGGGCATTTCACCGTGTACATTTTGCAGATTCAATCCTCCGTCAAGTGGTGATGGGAAACCATGTTGTATGTGCCCAGCAGAGGCCGCACTACGGAGGAAGCAGGATGAAAAAGGAGGAGACTCAGAATGATATTTTACGCTGGTGTGAATTTCTTCCTGGCGGCACTGAATGTTTATTTCGGTCTAAAAGGGGATGGGAATACCGCGCTTAACTGGTCAGCAGCTGTTTTAATTTTTGGGATCGGACTTATTCAAATTGCGTTTTACATTGTGAAGGAGACGAACAAATGAAGGAGTACATCGAGAGGGCGGCAATTTTAAAAAGCCTTGGGTATGATGAAAAAAGGCGAGCTGATGTTCTTCCTGGGTCAACGTTTGATATTGTGCTGAAAGAGGCCGCCGCCGACGTTGCGGAGGTCAGGCACGGAAGATGGATTTTTGAACCTGGAAAAATCCCGTATTGTTCGGAGTGCAAAGAGTACAGCGACGATGGAGACAAGGGTGCTACTTTCTGCCCGTGGTGCGGCGCTCGCATGAACAAGGAGGCCGATCATGACTAAGTGCTGCGCCACCTGCGCCTGGTACGAGGACTATCAGGGCGTGTGCTTTAACGGGGATTCTCCGAACTGTGCGGATTTTACAGACGCAGACCAATGTTGCGAGGGTTGGGAGGAAAGAAAATGAGCAAGGTTACATTTACAATCACAGCAACCATGAACCAGAGATGGGTTGATGATTTTTGCTCGATGCTAAAATGGATGGAACACTGTGGTTCCGTTGGACACTCATCGTTTGTCGGGTTTTATGCGGACGGAGACGGGGACTTTCGCCCGGAATTTCAAATAAGCATCCCGTTTGAACAGAAAGATGGAATTCTTAAAAAGGAAATTCTGTGTAAGCCAGAAATCATGTTTGATGCAGGGTGAGGTGTAAACAATGAAGCAATTTGCAATACACCAAGTCTTTAAGCGGTATTCAGATTGTAACGGATCAAATGAGGGTACAAATTGTACCCCGGTAAAGGAGGAGGACAACATGGACAAACCGAGAATTTGTGAGGTGCTGGGGGTTGAGGTGGATGAAGAGTGGACTGTTTCTGGGAATGACATAGCGATTTACAGAGTAAGCGGTGGTGTCGCTTTAGAGTATGCTATGCCCAAATCATCCGCAAGCCCCGCTGGACGGAGCAGGAGGTGGAGATAGTGAAGAACCTGCTTGAAGTGGTTGGCCCCGCAGAATTAAGAAAAGTTGCCGATATGGTAACAATGAAAGTTGACGGGAAGATCATCTATCTTCGCAAAGACGCATTCCCATCGCTGAAAAATGAGATGGTCGTTACACTTTACGAAATCATCGGAGGTGCGGAATGAGTAAGCACTGGATAGATAATGGGGATTCATGGATTTGTCCAATTTGCGCACATGAAGAAGAAAACCCCAATAAATTTCCTAATTCTGAATGTCCAGTTTGTGGATTTCAGGACCCAAAAGATGCAAACAAGGACCAGCAGGTCAAAGCTGACGCAGGAAAGCCTCGCCCTACGCTCACTCCCGTCAGCCTGATCGATGCTGTGACAGCGGTCCGCATGTACGGAAACGAAAAGTACCATGATCCTGAGAACTGGCGGCAAGTGGAGCCGCAGCGTTACAGGGACGCACTCTACCGGCACTGGCTGGCCTATCTCAAGGGTGAGAAGTGCGATCAGGAAAGCGGCCTGCCTCACCTGTGGCATCTGGCCTGCAATGCGGCGTTTTTGATTGAGATGGAGGGCTCCATCCACGACAGGGAGGGCGGCAATGTACAATGAAAATGATAAGCACTGCCGTGAGTGCATTTGTGTAAGCTGTTCAGCATTTCGAAAAGATGACTGCCTGGATGGGAAAGACATGTGCGAGAAATGCGACAACAAGAGCCACACAGGGAGCTGCCCGTGGTTTAATGACGGGGAGGGATAGCCCTTGAACGAGTTCAAGGATAGGCTGAGGGGAATGAGAGAGAGGAACCGCTTGAGCCGATATAAACTCTCTGAATTATGCGGAATATCGTCTGACCAAATCAGAAGGTATGAACTTGGAGAGAGAAAGCCTGGGGCGGATGCACTAGAGGCAATAGCTGACTATTTCGAAGTATCAACAGATTACCTGCTTGGTCGGACAGATTATCCGTGCGTAGTTAAACCTTTATCGTCTCATAGAAGAATTTGATAATTCCTCCTTTTTGAGGAATTGCAATCTGAATTTATGCGACAATGGGAGCATGGGGGCATACCCTGTGCTCCCTATCTCTTTCTCCTTCTTCCTACACCCGGCAGTCGGCCTCCTGCTGCCGGGAATATATGCCGCACGAGTGAATCAGCCCAAGAATCCGGGCCGGATGGTCGCACCCTCCATGCGGCAACCAGCCTGGTGTGTAAGGTGAGAAGTCCGGGACGACACCGGACGGCGGGCCATAGAGGAAAACTGTGATCAGCCAAACAACAACGTCTTTTGCTCCAAAGGCCAAGGAGCTGACATCCCCGGAAAGACGGGGGCATGCGGAATCTGGGACGGGGCGGAATCCGTCGCTTAACCGAAAGGGGTAGAGATCGCAAGTTCGAATCCTGCAGGTTCCTATGACTGTGGAAAGACACTATACCGGAGGCTTAGAGCGTCAGTTATGCACCGGAGAAGGGTAACGGCGCCCGCCTGTCATAGAGGCGGAAGCGGTGGCAGCTATGACCTGCCCCGGTGTGCCGACACCTGTAAAGCGGCTGCGCCCGGCGGAGCGTGTAGAGACGGAATCCGCCAACACGCAGGGGCCAGAAGCAGGGTAGCTCCCAGGCTGTGCAACTCAGTCCACCTGCTATATTGGGTCGCTCCCATCCGTGGAAGACGGACGCAGGCAAAACGCGATAGGAAACCTGAGCTGCTGTGAGCAAAGCAGGCAAGCCGATCAGGAGCGCGGCGCGCTGGCATACCGCAACGGGACTTCGTGAGCCTGAGAAAGTATGCCGATATATGCCGAGTGCTGTAGCAGAAGCGGAAGCGGCGGCCATGGACAACGCCGTGGACGTGTGGCGGCTCAATACCGCCTCTCGGCTCCATTATGCCGCTCCTCGCCGCATGAGGCGGGCGGTGGCACCAACTAAGGAATGGGATGGCTGCACGATGAAAGACCCGTTTGAATTGCTCAGAGAGGCATCAGAGGCATACAATAACGATTTACGCCCCTGGGAACAGCCAAAAGAATATTGGGATAAACTGAAAAAGTTTTGCGATTACTCAGAGCACTGGAGAAAAGAAGAAGAGAAAGACATCGTAAGGCCAAAGCCAAAAGACATAGGGGTAATTCACAGAGGGACAACAGAATGGGACGTGTTCCATGAGCTTTCAATGAAACGGCTCAAAAGAAATGGAATTCATTTGTGAACATAACACCGGGCAGTTCGGTGGGGCAGCGGTTGCTGGACAACAAGGGCCAGCCATTGGAAGAGGCCGAACTAAAATAATAATGCTGCCAGGCCCGCGGAAAGCCTGACCAAACCCGCAGCATACCCCGAAAGGGGTATATATGCCGTGCCTCGTTGCATGAGACGGGGCGGGACAAAAGTTTTTGTATGGGGTGGTGATTATGGCTGCACGGCTGACAGATAAGCAGAAAAAGAAAATTATTGCTGACTATGTACAGTTGGGCAGTTATAACGCAACAGCAAAAGCAAATGGCGTTTCTCTTAACACGGTGAAGAAAATTGTGCAAGGAAATGCAGATATTGCAGAAATGTGCAATCAGAAAAAAGACGAGAACACCGCCGACATTCTGGCATATATGGAGAGCCGCCGAAAACAGGTCTGTGACATTATAGAGATTGGTCTTGCTGTGCTTCCAGAGAAAATTCAGATGGCAAAAACAGCTTCCGAAGTTACAACGGCGTTGGGAACGCTGATTGACAAATTTACGGCGAATACAGAGCCAAAGCAGGACATCCACCCTCTGTTGCGTGACATGTACGAATCGAGGAAACAATGAGCCTTTCCACAAAGCAAATAGATTTTCTGAATCGCCCATTTGACCGGACGCTGGATGTGGCGGAGGGAACGCCCAGAAGCGGTAAGACCACAGCCTGCATCCTCAGATTCTATGACTTCTTAAACACCTCCAAGGACAGTAATTTCTTGGTGGTCGGCGCATCACAGCAGCAAGCGTTTCGGCTGGTCATGGATGGAGACGGGAACGGTCTGACCCATTTGTTTGGAAGACAGGCGCATTTGAAGCACGACGACCACGGCGACCACCTGGAGGCGCTGACCTGCGCCGGCCTGAAAAAAATCTACTACAAGGGCGGGGCCAAGGCAGACAGCGACAAGGCTATACGTGGTCTCTCTCTGGGCGGGGTATATTTTTGCGAGATCGACATCCTGCACATGAACATGATCCAGGAGTGCTTCCGCCGGACATATGCCGCACATATCCGATGGCACCTGGCTGACCTGAACCCACCCGCGCCCATGCATCCAGTTATTACAGATGTGTTCGATGTGCAGGACACTCGATGGACCCATTGGACAGTTGACGACAACCCAATCATCACGCCGGAGCGAAAAGAAGAGCTGCGCCGGACTCTGGAAAGAAACCCATATCTCTATCAACGGGACTGGCTAGGAGAGCGATGCATCCCGCAGGGCGTGATTTACTCTATGTTCGACCCCAAGAAACATGTCTTGCCTCGGCTGCCAGATGACGCCCGCCTCATTGAGATGTACTTTTCCGGAGACGGCGGCCTGACGGATGCCACGAGTGTGTCCTGTAATCTGGTATGCCGGACAAAGAAAGGGATTGCCCTGTACCGTGTAGCAAATTGGTACTATGACGGCGGCAACAAGGCCATGAGCGTGCAGGCCCGGGAGCTGGCTGGAAAGTTCGCGCCATATTGCCGCAACCGCTGGAATATGCGGGAGGACGCATGGTATATCGACCCAGCATGCAAGGCGCTGCGCAAGGAGCTGGAACTATACGGGATCGATGCACTCAACGCGGATAACAATGCGCATGATATACGTGGAAGCACCAAAGGAATCAAGGTCGGAATCGAGTACACGCAAAACATGATCCAGGACGGGTGCTTCTTCCTGGTAGATGACGAAACATACGGCCATATAGATTTCCTGAAAGAAATTGGAATGTACTGCGTGGATGAGCACGGGAACCCAGTAGACGCTTACAACCACGCAATGGATGAGCTGCGGTACTCCATAAACCACTTTGTTAAACAGTACATGTATTGAGGGGGTGTACCCTACGGGATTTGTAAAGAACATTCTGCTCTACCTAGCTCAGAAGGTAGGGTTAGAGTTGCAGGACAAGCCCATATATCGGGATGATTACAGCGATATGGGGAATATCTCCGTGACAGCGGTCATTGCAAACAAGGTGGCAACATTAGCCATGCAGGACAGCACCATCACCATTGAGGGAGAGAGCGCCCGAGCAAAATTTCTACAAGGGTTTCTGGACTACTACCTGGGTGATCGCATGGATGTGGCGGCGGAGGTGGCCCTGGGGACCGGGGACTGTATCGTCAAGCCATACACCGACGGAAAACGCCTGGGCGTGGACGTCGTTAAAAACGGGGACTTCGCTGTGTGCGAATCCATTGGAAACGATATTCTTTCCTGCATTTTGAAGGTCGGAGAGATCAAAAACGAGTCAGGCCTGTATCAGCGGTACGAGGTCCAAATGGTAAAAGAGGCGCAGACTGAGAGCGGGCAGGAAACCAGCGCGCTCATCATCCGCAACATCGCTTTTAAGGGCAATTCCGAAATTCCACTGGGTCAGGTGCCCGCCTGGAAGGACATCCCCGAGGAGCAGATCATCCCCAATGTAGACCGACCTCTGTTTGGCCGATACAAGTCGCCCACAGTCAACCGGGCGGATGTGAATGGTGTGAACGGCGTGAAGATCACAGCCGGGGTGGACGGTCCCATGGCAAAGGCCGTGGAGGCGTATGAGCGCTTCAACCGGGAGTACAGCGCCAAGGAGACCATGATTTTTGCCGACAAGACCTTGTTGGTAAAGGACGAAAACGGGAATGTGCTGCTCCCGCAGGAAAAACGGCGCTTTTTACAGATGATGCGCGGCGCGGGGGACAACTCAACCCCCGGCAAGCTGATCCAGGAATTTTCCCCAGAGATACGGGGGGCGGACCTAGAGGTCGGTATCACCGTCAACAACAAGATGGTGGAGCTTCTGTGTGGGCTGTCTCCTGGGATATTGACACCGCCAACCACGTCCTATGCCACCGCCACAGAAATGCGGGCGGCTCTCAATTCCACCTTCGCGGTCATCACCAAGTTCCGTCGGGCGCTGGAACACGGGACGGATGATCTGCTCCGGGCAGTGGATGTGATCGCGAACTACAATAATTTGGCTCCGATAGGGGATTGGGATACGCAATATGATTGGTCGGCCTCCTACATCGAGCAGCTAAACGAGCACTTCAACCAACTGACGGTGGCCGAGGGAATTGGAGCCGTGGACAAGGCAGAGGTCCGGGCCTGGATGATGGATGAGGACTACGAGACCGCAAAGGCCAGAGTGGAAGAGATCGCAGAGGAGACCGGGAGCCAGTACATGAAGGAGGCGGCTTTTCAGCCGGTAATCAATGAGCCGACTGCTGAATGAGTCCTGGCTTGAGGGTCTGCCAGACAACATCGTAGAGAACATGGAGGCCCTGAACAACTATGTAGTCCAGAGAATCTGTGAACGAATCCGAAAAATTGGAGATATTGGCGCGGCGGATGCTCACCGCCTAAAAACAGCTATTGAGTACGCTGGGGCAGACTTCAAGGCCATTGAAAAAGAAATAGCCCGCATTATGGGCATGAATCAGCAGGAAGTAGAAAAGCTGTTTGAGGAAGTAGCAGAGGAAAATGTAGAGTTTGCCAACACCTACTACAAGGCCAGAGACATGGATGAGCTCCAGGGCTATCGATCCCGTTCGGCACTGTTCTCATTCGTAGATGCCGCAAAGAGTCAGGCCCTGGACGGCACAGCCAATATCTCCAACACTTACATGATTGGCTTCAGACGTGGAAAGCAAACCATTCCGCTGCGGGAGTATTACATATCCACGATTGACCGGGCTATTACCTATGTACAGACTGGAGTTGTGGACTATCAAAGCGCCATGCGCTCAACGGTCAAAGAGATGGCCCGGAGCGGTCTCCGTCGGCTGACATGGGAAAGCGGATACTCCCGCCGCCTGGATTCCTCCGCCCGCATGAATATCCTGGAGGGAGTGCGGAGGCTCAATAGCCAGATGATGGAGGAGACCGGACGGGAGTTTGGAGCCGACGGCGTGGAGATCTCCGCCCACGGACTGTGCGCCCCCGACCACCGCCACATCCAGGGACGGCAGTTCTCCAAAGAAGAGTGGGAGCGCATCAACCGCATCCTAGACCGCCCTTTGGGGACGCTGAATTGCCAGCACTTCGCAACACCTATCGTTTTGGGGGTATCCAAGCCGGTATATAGCCGAAAAGAACTTTCGGATATCAACAAACGTTCCACAGAGAGAATTGAGTATAAGGGCCAGAAAATGAGCCGATACGAAGCCAGCCAGAGACAAAGACAGATGGAGACCGCTATCCGCTATGCAAAGGACGAGCGAGACGCTATGGTGGCCGCAGGGGACAAGCTGGGAGCCACGCAGGCCCGGAAGAAATCGGCAGCGCTGAGCGCAGAGTACAAGAGGTTTTGTGAACAGGCTGGGCTCACACCCAGGCCGGAAAGGACGAGGTCCATGACGGGGCCAACGGTGCAGAGAGTCTAATGGTAATATGAGAAAAACCATCAACTACCGATGAATACTCGGCGACTGATGGCTCATTCTCGGTTAGATTTCTGCACACTTAGCAATATCTGCGCGGATAAGGCTCTTGATATATCCGGCTTTGCTGGGAACACTGTTCAATCTCTGAATAATGTCTTGTTCTGTGGTTTCCACCAACCGGACCGTCAATATCTTTGTGTGCGCCTTGTGATAACGGTCCTGCGGAGTTTCTTTCCGTTCTTTAATGGGTATCGGCCCCTTTCAAAAGGTTGGGGCCGGTTCCCCGGCCCCGTGGTGATTACTGCTGGGAACCTGTGATATAGGCATCGATCAGCTTCTCCAGCTCGGCGGCGGTGTAAGTCTTATCCGGGTCTTGCTTCAAAATTCGGAGTAAGTCATACGCCATAGCCTTTTGAACATCCTTGCGCTCGTTTTCAGTAGGCATTTAATTTTCCCCCTTTCTGATTATAGTATATCATAGGTATATACCTACGTCAAGAGAAATTTTAAATTATTTTGATAAAACCCGCACCTGCGGATTTTATACAACATTTGACCGGCCCGAAGTCGAGAAACTACGGGGCCACAGTGGAAGCGACCCACGAGAAAAAAGCGAAGTGGAAAAGGAGATACCATGACAAGAGACGAAGTAAAGAGCATCATCAAGGACATTACCGACGAACAGCTCAATGGACTGATGGATCTGAATAGCCGGGACATCGGCAAGGCGAAGGGCAAGTCTGACGACCAGAAGGCCGAACTGGAAAGCCTGCGGACGCAGCTTGCCGAAAAGGACGAGACCATTGCCAATCTAGAAAAGGCCAAGGGCGATGCCGCCACCATACAGGCAGAGCTTGACAAGTACAAGCAGGCCGAAGCGGAGCGGGCCAAGGCGGAGAAGGAAGCTCAGATGGATGCTATCCTCACGCAGACCGCAGAGAGCGCCCTGGAGGGCCGGGAGTTTGTCAACGAGTACACCCGCGCTCACTTCCTGGGGGAGCTGAAGAAGGCCATCCAGGACCCATCCAACAAAGGCAAGAAGCCCGCTGACCTGTTCTCCGACATGACCAAGGACGCGGACGGCGTGTTTAAGAACCCCCAGCACGAGCCTTTGAAAATCGCCGGAGTGACCAAGAGCGACACAAGCGGCAACATGACCAAGGACCAGATTATGAGCATCAAAGATGCGTCTGAGCGTCAAGCCGCTATTGCCGAACATTTAGACCTATTTAGAAAGGATTGATAACATTATGGCAGCAAAAGAGAATCTGACAAAAACCTCTGATATTCAGTCTACCGCACGTGTCATCGACTTTGTGACCCGCTTTGCCCGCAATTGGGAGCATCTGCGGGAGATTTTGGGTATCATGCGCCCCATCCGAAAGGAACCCGGTGCGATCCTGAAGAGCAAGACTGCCTCTGTTACCCTTCAGAGCGGGAACGTTGGAGAGGGCGAGGAGATCCCCTACTCCAAGGCTACAGTCATTGAGACCCCCTATGAGGAAATGACTGTGGAGAAGTATGCCAAGGCTGTGTCTATTGAGGCCATCAAGACCTATGGCTATGACGTGGCCGTTGGCATGACTGATGATGCGTTTCTGTATGAGCTTCAGGACAACGTGACCAGACGCTTCTACGCTTACTTGAACACCGGCAAACTTGCCAGCTCCGAGACTACTTGGCAGAGAGCCCTTGCCATGGCGAAGGGCCTAGTAATCAATAAGTTCAAGCAGATCCATCGGACCGTCACCAATGTGGTGGGCTTTGCCAACGTGCTGGACCTCTACGACTATCTGGGCGACGCCAACATCACCGTACAGACCGCCTTTGGCTTTCAGTATGTGCAGAACTTCATGGGTTTCTCCACCGTATTCCTGTTGTCTGACGAGGAGATCCCCCGCGGTCGCGTGATTGCCACCCCTGTGGAAAATATCGTCCTCTATTACGTGGACCCGTCCACCAGCGATTTTGCCCGGGCTGGTCTGGTCTATACCACGGACGGCGAAACGAACCTGATTGGTTTCCATGTGGAGGGCAACTACCACACCGCTGTGTCTGAGAGCTTTGCCATCATGGGCATGACCCTGTTTGCGGAGTATCTGGATGGTATTGCGGTCATCGATGTGGACAGCACTCCCACCCTTGGGACGCTGACGGTTCAGAGCGCGGCGGGAACCGATTCCGGCGACACCAAACTGACTGTTACCCCGGCGAAGGAGACGGCGACCAATGTCTATAAATACAAGACCGATCCCTCTACGGCTCCGGTAGTTACTTACGGTCAGAGCGTACGAAACTGGACTACTTGGGATGGTGTGTCTGACATCACCGCCACCACTGGACACAAGATCACCGTGGTCGAGGCGGACAGCACCTATAAGGCGCAGAACGCCGGGAACGCCACTGTGACCTCTAAGACCTAATGTGAAGGGGGAAGGCATGATGTGTGGCTATATCACCTATGACCAATATAAGGCGCTTGGGGGGGAAGCTAATGCATCCGCCTTCCCCCGCCTTGAAATTTTGGCAAGGAAAAAGCTGGATTACTGGACGCAAGAAAGAATCAAAGAATCAGATGAGGATATCCGTCTTTGTATGGTGCTCATCATTGATGCCATGAATAAGGTTAAAAGTGGGCTTGTCAATATAGCAAGTACCAGCAACGATGGCCTGACTGTCAACTATGCCTCCGCTAAAACAGAGGATCAAATGATGGGCTCTGTATATGACCAAATTGTGGAGATACTTCCCGTTGAATTGGTCAGCTTGGAGGTGGGCACATGACCCCTTTATTTCGTGAGACCGTGACTATCCTGAACCGACGAGCGCCGGAAGACGGGAACGGCCTGGATGTCTGGAAGAAAACCGTGCTGACCGGCTGTGTGTTTGTCCGTACCACCGTTAGAAGTGTTTCAGGTTCCGATGTATCTATAGGGCAGACAGTGACCGTCCGCATCCCGGAATCGCCGGATTATCATCCCTACCAAGAGTGGAAGGAGAACATGAAGGGATTCACGGCCTCTGTCGGTGACATCGTGGTACATGGGAAGGTGACGGAGGACGTAAACCCGGACAATATACGGGCATTGATGGGGAAATACGAGTCCATGACCGTCCGATCCGTCCGAGACAACACGGGACTCCCGCTTGGTCACATCCATTTGGAGGGCGTATGAAGATCAGTGTTGAGGTTTTTAATCCGAAGAAAACCTTCAAGCGCATTTTTTCGGATGATGTCAGGAAATACGCCCATACCCGACTGCACGCCTATTGTTCTCCCTACGTCCCAATGGACAGTGGTGCACTGGACCAGACGGTAGATATCACCCCTAACTACGTCCACTATAAATCTCCATATGCTCATTTTCAATGGGAGGGCAAGGTATTTGTAGATGAAAGGGGTAGCACTTACGCAAAACGGAGTACCAGCAAACACGCTACGGATAGACATCTAAAATACTCTCCAGACAAACACCCGCTTGCGACCTCACACTGGGAACAAGCTGCCATGAAAGCCAAAGGCGGCCAACTGGCGGAGGATATCGAACAGTACATCAAGAGGAAGTGACTTTATGGCGAACAAAAACAAGGAAATTTTAGAATTTCTGGAGCAATGCCCCGCCGTAAAGTCTTTTCTCTATTTCAACAGTTCAACGGACAAAGCTGGACGAGTCAGCGTCGAAACCGTGTACAGTGATGTATGGGAAAAGAGATTTGTGCGGAACTCTGGCATTAAGGTCTATGAGTTTGCTGTGGTGCAAATGCTTCCACAGGATCAGGGGACGAGCGATATCAATGCGGAACAGGCGCAGTCTGTCCAAGACTTTATGGACTGGATCGATGAGCAGAACAGAGCCAAGAACTTCCCCAAATTTCAGGGTTGTCAAGTTTTGAGTATTGAAAATCTACAAAATATGCCGAATCTGGCGGGCGTAAACGAGGCGGGAACGGTCGCTAAGTATATGTTCCAGGTCAGAGTGAGGTACTACACAAAAGGAGTGAAAGCATGAAAGTATCTGAACTGATGGTCGGATATACGCCCGATGATGAATTTGAAGGGTTTGCCACGAATGATGACTGGGTGCTTGCGGTCGGGATCGGAGAGACCACAAGTGAAAAAGACTACACTGTGGTACAGCAGGGTATTGCAGGACTTGACCCGCAGATGAACCCCGTGACTCAGGACAAGCAGTACATCCGAACCGGCCTCTCTACTTCCAAAACTGGGACCCAGCGCACCTTTGCGATCACCGGAGACCGGTATATTGGAGATGCGTTCCAAGATTACTGCTTCGGTATCGGTATTGCCCACGGTGTAGGGCAAAAGGTAGTTGTTCCCTATGTTTATTTCTCTATTCTGACAGGCAAGGGAGAAAAGGGGACGGTTTCTATTATCGTCAATTCTGACGGCGGTGGAAACGCTGGCGAAAATTCTTCTATTTCCATCGACCTGCGGAGCGTTGGGACCGCACCTACTGAGTACACCTATTCTGCCGTATAAGGAGAGAGCGAAATGAACTATAAAGTTTCTATTCTCGGAAAGAATTACGATCTTCCTGCGCGGACGTTGGCAGTAGATGAAAAAATCGAAGCTGTGGCAAAAATCGACCAGGAATACCGCAGCGGGGAGATCACCCGGCGGGAGGCCGTTCAGAGGCTGCATATGTTCGTTGATGAGCTTGCCCCTGGCTCTCTCCCTGATGTGGAAGAGGTGGACACCAACGATCTGATGAGGGCTTGTGAGGATATCATCACAGCCTATGATGCTCCGGCGCGAAAGGCCAGAATTGAAGCGAAGATGGCCGAAGCACGGGAGGCTCTGAATCGGCCCGAGTTACAGAAGCTCCTTGCCCTGTATAATTTGAAGAAATGAGCCTGTATAGGGAGCCGCCTGAAAGCGTTACGGTCCAAGGAAAAGAATACCCCATTGAGACAGATTTTCGCCGGTGGATCGAGTTTCAGGGGATGCTCGTGGCTAAAGAGGATGACGTGAAGAAAGCGGAACGGCTCTGCGGATTTATGGAATCCCTGGGCCTTCCGCCCTCTCAAGAATCATTGGAAGCCATGATGGAATTTTATTCGGCAGCCTCACAGGAAAAGCCGGGAGCAGGCAAAGCAAGGCCCCAGGCATTTGATTTTGAACAGGACAGCGAGTTCATTTTCTCCGCTTTCTGGGAGTGCTATGGGGTCGATCTGAGCACAGTCAAATTGCATTGGTGGAGATTTAAGGCGCTGTTTAAGTCCTTGCCACAGGACTGTGAGATATGCCGCATCATGGGATATCGGACAGCTGATATGAAAGATGTGCCAAAGCACCAAAAGCAGTTTTATCGGGAGATGAAAGCGCGGTATGCCTTAAATGGCGGGAATCCCGCATACAGGACCGAACAGGACATGAAGGACTATGTTAAAAGACGATACGAAGAAGCAAGAAGGCATATAGGCAAGAGGTGAGATAGTTGCCAAATGATGGGACTGTAAAGCTGGGCGTAGAGTTTAACAGTGATGATGTAAAAAAAGCGTTTGAAGGCCTGAAGCGTGAAGCTAGAGAAGTTGAAAGATCATTAAAAGAAGTAAACAAAGCCCTCAAACTAGACCCTGGCAATACGGAACTAATTACAGAAAAGCAGAAATTACTTAGCTCAGCTATTGAAAACTCCAAAAAGCAAATATCTCTTCTTGCCAGCGAAATGCAGGAAACCGGCTCTTCTGAAATTGTGGAAAAGGATGCTGACGCATATCAAAGCCTAACTCGCACACTATCTAGAACGGTAAGTCAGTTAAAGGGATATGAAAATCAACTGAATGATTTAGCCGCACAATCAGAAACGACAAGAGGGGCTATCCAAAATTCTTCTGGAGCGGCGGAAGATCTATCCAATGAATTTCAACAGGCAGAAAGAAATGCTGATGACCTTGAAGAAAAGTTGGGCAAGGTATCTGATGCCGCAAGATCTGCCCTTGGTGGATTCCAACAAGCAGAATCCGGGGCTGAGCGCCTTGAAGATGATCTTCAAGATGTTGCGGATGCGGCGGATAAAGCAGAAAAAGAACTGAATGACGTTGGAAATTCTACGGGTAGCGCGGGAGATGGCTTTACGATTGCAAAAGGGGCTGCTGCTACTTTTGCAGGGACCCTTTTGACCAAAGTCGTGGATGCGGCACTTCAGGTCGCAGAAGCAATTTGGAACATGGATGAAGCCACCGAAGAGTATCGAGAGGCAATGGGACGCCTTAACACCGCATTTGAAACGGCTGGATTCAACGCAGAGATAGCGGATGAGGCGTACAGGGGATTTTATGAAATCCTTGGGGATACAGGGCAGGCAACAGAAGCCGCTCAGCTCTTGGCGCAACTGGCCACCAATGAGGAAGACGTTGCGAAATGGGTGGAAATTGCTGCTGGCGTATATGGTAAATTTGGCGAATCTCTCCCCATTGAATCCTTAATTGAGGCCGCAAATGAAACCGCAAAAACTGGAGAAGTAACAGGCGCACTCGCTGACGCTTTGAATTGGGTCGGCATCAGTGAAGATGAGGTATCGGAGCAGCTTGCTAATATCAGCACCGAAACAGATAGGGCTAGATACCTCATGGATCTGCTCTCTAGGACCTATAGCGATGCAGCAGAAAGTTTTTATGAAAACAATGAGGCAATAATTGCCTCAAGAGATGCCCAGGCGGATCTTGACGAGTCTCTTGGTGTTTTGGGCCAATCTGTTGCAGACTTAAAAGTGGCTCTAATAGATACCTTTGGACCAGCGTTAGGAGATCTCGCAAAAGGAGCGGCTGGATTCATCGATGGTATAGCGGGTGCTGTTAATACACTAGGAGATTGGTTTGATTGGCTGGGAGGAAAAGTCAAGGACTTCTTTTCCTTATTTGGAGGTAAAACAGGATTTAGCGGAGAAAGAGGCTCTGGTTTCGGCGGTGGCTCTTCCCGAATAAATAATGCCCCCCAAGTAGCCACCATGAGTGTTTCGGATGTGGGGGATGTTGCGGATGGTATTAGCGCAACTGCCTCCAAACAGGCTGCAATACCGGAGATAGCTAGCTTCCTCCGCACCAAATCGAGAGATGCAGTGATTTCAGACATTGCAAATTGGATTCCGAGCGCGGCTCAGCGGGTAGAATCAATGAACTCCATGATGGTCCCCGCCTCCGTCTCAGCATCGGTTCCGCAGTCCCAGATTGAACAGACCGAAAGCGGATCGGGCCGGACCAGCGGTGGGGAGCAGAGGGTAAAGTTGGATATCGGGTTTTATCCCAGAGAGGCGGCAAAGTTCCTCCGACCGTATATGAGGGGCGAAGATAAGCGCACAGGAGAAGATCTGGTGGAGTGAGACAATAATGAGCTATATCTTTACATTGGATGGGACTGGGTACAACGTTGGAGTAGAATCCATTTCCAGAAAAGCGAGAATTGCAGACGGCCAAAATTCAGATGATGCACTCTCAGGATACCATTGGCGCGATTTACAAGGGACTTTTTACGACTATACAATGCAGATCTCTTCGGATGGAATGAGTAGGGAGGAATATGATTCTTTCTACGAAGCACTTACGTCCCCTGTTGACAGCCATGCCGTAGTGGTTCCGTATGGACAAACCACGTTATCGTATGAGGCATATATCGAAATAGTGGAAGATGAAGTGGAGTATATGGATGATGGAACATGCTGGGGAGGGCTGACCGTCACATTTTACGCCAGAGAGCCAAAGAAGGTGCCCACATGAATCAGATTCTTTACAACGGAAAACTATATTCGTCAAAGGACATCTTTTCCGGTAATGTTGGGATCTCCATGTCTCTAAAATCCTCGTCTTTGGAAGCGAATACCCTTTCCGCAGAGGTAAGGGATTCTGGAAATACATTTTTTAATTTTGCCAGAAACACTCCTCTTAAGTGGCTGTATGATGGGCTGCAAAAAGGTATTTTTTACCTTCAAGAGGTAGAGCGTATAGGCCCTGCACGTTACAGCATGTACGCAACCTCGGCCATCGGAATCCTGACTGAAGGAATCCACTACGGGGGGATCTACAACGGGCAGACGGCTCAAACGGTAATCTCTGACATCTGTGGAACCATTCCTTTTTCGATCCAGAACAAATATAAGGATATCAAACTTTACGGGTGGCTCCCGGTATCTACACCAAGAGACAATCTGGTTCAAGTGCTTATAGCAATAGGTGCCTGGGTAAAAACGGATCTAAATGGGGTTTTGCGGATTGAAGGACTTTGGGACGGAATATCAGAGAACATCAATCAAGATTATCTCCTTAAAGGTTCAAAGATTTCGAAAACAGCAAAAATTACCCAGGTAGTGGTTACTGAGCATCAATATGTAGAGGAAGGAGAACAGACAAGTCTATTTGAAGGTGTCACAGCACAAGGAGATATTATTACATTTAGAGATCCCATGTATAGTTTATCGGCTCAAGGCTTCTCGATCCTCGAAAGAGGGAGCAACTATGCGAAATTATCAGGTGGGTCTGGAAAGCTTACAGGTCGAGCATACATCCATAATACACGTGAGATCGTGCGAGATGTAGCGGCGGCAGAAGAAGAGAATGTTAAGAGGGTAAAAAATGCGACCCTGGTATCACTTGTGAACTCTGCTTCAGTTGCAGACCGACTTGTAAACTACTTCAAATGGACGGAGACAATAGATTCCCCCGTAATATATCAAGGAGAAAGTTGCGGGGATTGTGTTACTGCATGGCATCCATACGAAAAAAAGAATGTCTCCGCTTGCCTGGAGTCTGCGGATATTGATTTTTCAAACACACTAAAGGCAACGGAAAAACTTCTGATTGGTTTTGCTCCTCCCCAATTCGAACAGAATCAAACATACGATAAACACGAAATTCTCACAGGCTCTGGGACCTGGACCGTCCCGGAAGGCACTACCTCGGTAAGAGCTGTATTGATTGGCGCGGGTGGTGCTGGGTTTGATGGGAGCCCAGGTGGAGATTCGACCGAGACCTGGGAGGGTGACGAGATCAAGACAACTAGGATTAACCTGACTGCCCCAACCACCTCAGCAAGCGACTCCAGCAATGTGAGCAACAGAGGAGCGGGAACGCCCGGGAACGGAGGAGCAGGAGGTGCCGCCGGAACACCGGGAAAGGTGTATGAGGTGACATTCAGCCCAAGTAGTGGGTCCAGGATATCGTATGCGTGTGGAGTCAAAGGCACTTCAAATGGAGCCCTCGGTGGAGCAACTACTTTCGGAAGTTATTCATCGAACAGTGGCAGCACGAGCTCTGCTGGCTATACGGACATCATAAGTGGCATCACATACGCTAAGAGCGGTGACAGCGGAGCAGACGGCGGAAAGGGCGGTTCGGGTGCTGATGGCGAGAGTGTTGGCGGCGTGTCAGGAGGGAAACAGGAACCTTCGGGCTCGGCAACCAGAAACGATTCTGATACACAACGCAGATCAAATATATCTATGGACATTGATGCTACCGCGAATTTCTCTCTTGGAGCCGCCGGCGGAGGCGGGGCTGGAGGAAACTCCGGCAACAATCTCGGAACTCCTGGGGGTGATGCAGAAGTCGGAAGTGTGCGCTTAAGCATCACAACAGGATACATAAACGCATTTGTGTACCCAAACAAGGGGGGAACGGGTGGAGACGGTGCGGATGGGGCTGATGCATCCGTCTATGGATGCTCTGGTTCTGGTGCCGGAGGAGGCGGCGGGGCCGGAGGAGATAGCTCTGCATCTTCAAATGTCTCAGCGCAGTATTACGTCTATAACATCACAATTGAAACTAGAACTGATTTTGCAATCAACAATAATGCTGGCGGTGCCGCTGTTAGAAAAGGCGGAGCCGGTGGAAAAGGTGGAGCTGGCGCGGATGGCTGCATCATCCTGTATTACGGCGTTACGACTCCGATCCAGGACGGCCAGCTCAAGGACAAAAACGGCCTGATGCTGCTGGACAAGTACGGCAGACGGCTTATCGTATAGGAGGGTAGACATGGCAACGATAGACGAACTGAATGCCCAGGTGGCACAGCTCAGGGCGGAAGTGGAGCAGCTGCGGGGGCAGATCGCCAATGCGGGAGTCAATGCTCTGGCCGCGGCTCCCTCCGGCTATTACATGCTCAAATATAGCGGTGAAGAGATAGACACGAAACTAGGCAAGATTTGATGGAGGTGATTGCTGTGCTCTATATGCAGGACTGGCATATTTGTGTCCCGGCAGATTTTTCGCTGGGGTTTGAGGGGGACAACAATGCCGTCACCCTGGAGATCAGCACAGATCTGCCGGAAGGCTGGGACCTGAAGGTCGATGTGGCAAAAGAGTCTGAGAAAAACATCATCCAGCTCAACCGCAGAGATAACGTCTACTATGCACTCCTCACCTCCTCCATGCTGGCGGATGATGGGGTCTACGAGATGCAGGTGCGTGGGACATTGGGAGATCAGGTCCGGCACAGCAATATTTTCCTATCCCATGTGCATAACTCCATCAACGCCACAGACTCCTTCCCCCCTCCCCTGCCCTCTGAATTTGAGCAAATGGAGGACAGGCTCACCAGCATCAACAACAATCCGCCCCAGCCCGGCGAGAATGGATACTGGCTGATCTGGGACCCTGATGACATGGAGTACAAGGAGTCTGACATCCCTCTCCCCTCAGAAGGTGGGCCTGTTGGGACCACGGATTACAATAAGCTCAAAAACAGGCCCAGCATCAACGGCGTGGAACTGATCGGGAATAAAACATCAGACGAACTCAAAATACCGGCAGGAGAAAAGGGCGAGAGGGGCGACCCGGGACCAGAGGGACCTGCTGGACCAAAGGGGGACCCGGGACCGACCGGACCGCAAGGACCAGAGGGGCCAGTTGGCCTACAAGGGCCTAAGGGAGATACCGGAGAACAAGGCCCAGCCGGCGAGCAGGGACCTCCGGGAGAGCGTGGACCGGAAGGCCCCCAGGGCCCGAAAGGCGACCAGGGCGAACAGGGAAAGCAAGGACCCAAAGGAGACCAGGGAGAACCCGGCCCACAGGGACCCGCCGGAATAGACGGGACCTCATTTGTAGTGAGAGACCGCTTTGACACACTGGAGGAACTGAAATCATCCCACCCCATTGGCGAGCCCGGAGACGCTTATGCTGTGGGCTCGGAAGACGACAACACGATCTACATCTGGTCGGAAGACCTGATGAACTGGAAGAGCATCGGCAAGCTCCAGGGGCCAGCGGGACCGCAGGGCCCGGAGGGAGATCAAGGTCCAAAGGGAGAGCCCGGGGAACAAGGAGAGATCGGCCCGAAAGGCGATACAGGCCCCGCCGGTCCGCAGGGCGAGCAGGGCCCTAAAGGCGATAAAGGAGAGCCTGGGGAGACAGGTCCAAAAGGAGATGTGGGCCCAGAGGGGCAGCGAGGCCAGCAAGGCATCCAGGGCCCAACAGGAGAGCAGGGTCCTCCCGGCGAGAAGGGAGACAAAGGAGACCCGTTCACTTATGAAGATTTTACCCCTGAGCAGCTTGAAGGACTGAAAGGGCCAAAAGGAGACACGGGCGACCGGGGTCCGAAGGGAGATCAAGGAGAGCGAGGACCTGAAGGGCCTGCTGGAGCTCAGGGGCCCATTGGTCCGGAAGGTCCCAGAGGGGAACAGGGCCCACAAGGGGAGCCGGGGCCGCAGGGACTAAAAGGCGATCCAGGAGATCAGGGGGCTAAAGGAGAGACGGGCCAGAATGGCGCAGATGGTGGATACTATACTCCGAACGTGGATGAGGAAGGTAACCTGACCTGGAAAGCCAGCAAAGAGGACATGCCGGATGCAACAGGAAGCAATATACGGGGTCCGCAGGGTGAGCCGGGAAAGGATGGTGCCTCTGCGGTAGATGCGGAACTGAAAGGATCTATTGCAAGACAGGATGCGGTGGTAATCACAGACAGTGCGGAAGAGGATAAACTAAAACGGATTCTTTGGAGCAAAATCGAGGGATTATTTGCGAAGGCTTCTCATACGCACTCCGCCAGTGACATCAATAGCGGGACGCTCTCGTCCAGCAGACTTCCCACGATACCGGCCAACAAAGGCGGGACTGGACAGACCACCCTAACGCCCTCGGTCACAACAAAGGGGGTACGGCAGATCTATGCGGGCACGTCGGACATGACCGCAGGGAGCAGTAGCCTGACCACAGGATGCATTTATCTGGTCTATGAGTGAGGTGAGCGCAGGTGGCTAAAGGTGTCTATGTTGGAGTGGACGGCGTAGCCAGAAGAGTCAAGACGATGTACGTCGGGGTGAATGGTGTTGCGCGGAAAATAAAGACAGGGTATATCGGGATAAATGGAATAGCGAGAAAATTTTTTGGTTTTGTCCCTTTTGAGTTTTATGCCAAAGCCGGAGAATTAGAACCAGCTCCACAGGCCACCCACCCAATGGATCGAACAAATGCTGCCGCAATAACTTTTGGGGATTATTCTCTTTGGGCGGGCGGAGGTAGTGGAGCCAGTAAAGATCCATTCACAAGAGTGATAGATGTGATTGACCGTTCTTTTACCAAATTGCCTAATTTGAACCTTTCTCGCCCCAAAAATTATTTGGGTGCAGCTGTTGTTGGAAACTATGTTATTTTCCCCGGGGGAACATATGACCAAAACGGAGCGAGAGGCGCATCTAACGACCTCGATGTCTATGACAGGTCTTTGACCAAAGTCAATACAAATCCATTGAGTTTGCATTTTACAGAATCTTTTGGAAGGACCCTGGGGGAAAATGCGTTTTTTCGTATCGTCGAAACATCTAGCCTGCTGACGGTCTCAAGTTCATTGACAGCAAAAATCACAGCAGCCGCGAACAGGGCATATGGTTACCCAGCTGGGGACATCGTAGGAAATAGTATTGTTTTTGCGACAGCAAATTCTTACGTGGCCACAGAAGTGGTCCGTATCAATGCAAGCGGGACTACAACTAAATTTGGAGCCTTTACAAATGGCACCCGTTACGGATTTGGTGGAGCATCTGTCGGGGATAAGGTTTTTTTTGCCGGTGGATCAGAAGCAAATGGGCAAGTAGGTACGGTTACTGCCTATGACGAATCCGGAACTCAATACGCGTCACTAGCAGAACTCAGACATGTTGGGACTTATATTGGTGGGGCAAGGACAGACTCAAATGCAATTTTTGTTGGTGGGTATAACCGACCATATATTGAATGGCTTAACCTGTCTGGCACATACGAGGGGTCGGCAACCTTGAAAGGAAGTTCAAGCTATCCTTGTGGGGAAACCATACTGGGTGACTATCTTTTAGTGCAAGATCAATATACCGCGGTAAATGCCTATGTACTACCAGAATAGGTGTAGGAGGAAAATATATGAGTAAATATGCAATTTGGAACAAGAAAGACCAGATTATCACTCCGATTGGCGAAATTCTGACTGCCGAGCAATGGATCGAGCGTTACCCGGTGGCTGGCCTTCCTTCCATCGCTGTGGTTTGTTCCGCGGGCGAGATTAACGGCGGATTTTTCGGCACTCTGGGCCAGATGGTGCAGATGTACGAGACCCAGGGCGCAGACTTCGCCGCTTGCGAGACGGATGAGGACAGGCTGGCTGTCATTGAAGCCTTTGAGGACGAAATGAACAAGCCAAGCACGGAGCCAAGCACAGAGGAGCGGACAGCTGCCGCCTTGGAGTTTATCGCCATGTCCAGCCTGTCCGATGAAACCATGTAAGGAGGAGCTAGCATGAACTTTGAAACGATTAAGAAGAACTATGATCGAAATCTGTGGAGCAAGGCTATGGTAAAGATGGCTGTCCGAAAAGGGGTTATCACCAAAAATGAGTATCAGACCATCACCGGCGATGAGTACACCGGGAAGCTGAGCTCCATCACGACTGACGAGCTGGATGCCGCATATCAGGAAGGGGTGCAGGAGGCATGAAAGATCTGAATTATCACAACATCATGAAAGCCCAGGGCAAGGCAGACGCCCTTGACCTGCGAAGCCGGGCCCCCGATCTCGATGGCACAGCCATTATCGCTGAGGAGAGCAAGGCCCCCAATTTTGACCCGGAAAAGGACTACTCTGGGTGGCCCATCGGGGCCCCGGTGAGGGATTGTGAGCAGGTGTACAAGCTCCTCCAGCCCTACAACGCATCCACATGGCCTGACCAGAGGCCGGCGGACCTGCCCGCCCTGTGGTCTATCTGCCACACCAAAGACCCGTCCAAAGCCAAGGAGTGGCTGGCACCCAACGGAACCAGCGGCATGTACATGTCTGGGGAGTGCTGCGTGGACGGCGGCGTGGTATATCGATGCCTGACGGACAACACCGTACATAGTCCAACAGATTACCCGCAGGCGTGGGAAAGGGTATAAAAAATCCCCCTGTAGGAGCTTAACTACAGGGGGGCGCATCCGATTGTCGAAAAAAGGGGGTAACCTTTTCAGAGTTGGTCGGATGTGGCGTCATTATAGCACATCAAAAGAGGGCCCGCAAGAGGAGAGCAAAATTTTGTCGAAATGGAGGCGTTGCCTAAATGGATGCGATAATACAGACGCTGTTGGCCTGTGTCGGCTCTTCTGGGCTCACGGCCATTATCCTGGCACTGCTCCAGCGGAGATGGTCCAAGGCGGACAAGCGTGACGCGGTGGTGGCTGGCCTGAAGGTGCTGACGGTGGACAGAGTGCGCTATCTGGGAAAATGCTACATTGCGGACGGGAAAATCACCCTGGAGGATAAGGAGAACCTGCAAGACATGTACCGGGCATACAAGGACCTGGGCGGAAACGGGCACCTGGAGACCGTTATGGCTGAGGTGAATCATTTGCCCATTACGGGGCAGGTGGATGCATGAGCAGCACTGTGATCCTGGCCGCGGCGGCAGCCTTCGCACTGGGGTGCGTGTTCTGTCTGGGGCTGTGGTGGCTGTCCGCCCACCGGTCCAGAAGGGGGCGCATGGAGACCATGAAAGCCGCCGTCTGGCTGTGCCTGTTCAATGGCTGTGCCTGGGGTGCTCCTATCTGCTGGCCTATCTGGGCCGTGAGCAGATCGCAGAACAGCTATCCGGGAAAGCTGTCACAGAGATCATTGCCGTGATCCTGGCTTACGCCATCAAATCCATACTGGAGAACCTGAGCAAACATAACAACTGGCCGGATAGATCCGGCAAAAAGGAGGAAACCACCCATGAATGAACTGACCAACTATCTGTCTATGCTGCTGGCCCTGGTGCTGGCGCTGACCCTGGTGACCAACATCATCGTACAGGTGCTCAAGAGCCTGCTGTACGATATGCTCCCCACCAACCTGCTGGCCTTCCTGGTGGCCGCAGTGGTAACGGTAGGGGCGGGCTTCGGCCTGTGGTCCTATTACCGCTTTGCCATCACCGGCTGGATGATCGTGGCGCTGATCGCCCTCATCTTCCTGGTGGCCTTCTCCGCAATGTTCGGTTATGACAAACTGGTGCAGCTGATGGAGCAGGCGGGGTGGATCAAGGCACAGAAGTGAGGAGGCGCACTATGGCAACCGCTGAAAAGATATTGGAAATCGCCCGGTCGCAGATCGGGACCAAAGAATCCCCGGCCAAGAGTGATAATGTGAAATACAACACTGCCTACTATGGCAGAGCAGTCTCGGGCGGTGGATATCCCTGGTGTGCCGTGTTCGTCTGGTGGGTGTTCCGGGAGGCCGGGGCCTCTGACCTGTACTATGGCGGAGATAAGACCGCCTACTGCCCCACGCTGATGTTCTTCCACAAGAAGCAGAAGGTGACTAACTACCGGCCGGGAGACATCGTGTTCTTCAACTTCTCCGGCAGAAGCTCCGCCGGGCATGTTGGTATCTGCGAGAGCTGGGACGGGACCTACATCACCACCATTGACGGCAATACCGGAAGCGCCAGTGAGGACAACGGAGGGGCAGTACTGCGCCGCCGGAGACACAAGAAATTCATTGTGGGCGCATATCGCCCCGAATATCAGGAGGATGATGATATGACTCAGGATCAGTTCAACAGCTTTATGGACAACTATTTGAAAGCGATAGCAAAGGAACCGGCCAGCGACTGGGCGAAGCCGTTTATCCAGACTGCAATCGATGTCGGAGCCATGACCGATGTGGGCGGGACAATCGAGCGGCCCAAGTCGTGGATGACCCGTGAAGAGCTGTCCGTGGTGGTTGCAGCGCTGGCAAGGAAGGGATAAAGAAAGGACGTGGAGCATGGGCGGAAAAGTGAAGCTTCCTCCAGAATTGGCTGACCTTTTACGCTCTGATCTGGAACGTGCAATTTACGAGGCGGCCCTGCACCGGGACGACGATTTGATTGCCAGACGCTGTATTATTGAAAAATCAGCACAAGTCGATGTTGCGGCTGAGCTGGGCTGGGATAGGTCAACAGTATCTCGCCACCTTTCGTACATAATGGATGAAGTGAAGCGGTCCGCAAGTAGAATTGCACAAAAAGAAGGAGTCGGGAATTGACCCGGCTCCTTTTTATTGGTATAATTCGGCTGTGGAAACCCACCGTCTACTGTCGAGTTTTATCCGCCTTTGTAGATGGTGTACGGTTAAAAAAGACGGTTGCCTGACCATCCCGCGAGAGCGGAAAGGAAGGCGAAATATGTAGCCTCGCGGGAAATAATTCCTCGGGAGGTGATACATATTACTTTGACTTTCACCTTTGCAGTTTTGGGTGCCATTGGCTCCATTGCAAGCATTGTGTCCCTCGTGCTCTATGTGCACGATAGAAAGAAGAAGTGAGCCGTCTGCTGCAACAGAACGGCTCATGGATGTTTGAGGGCTAAGCCCTCGGCCCTGTAAGTCTTATGTATGTGGCAACCGTCTGGGTTTCCACACTTTTATTATACCCCAAAGAAAACGAATGTCAACTATGCAGAGTAACGAAGTTACGTCGTTACGTATTTCACATAAATCCCACATAACTCCCACACAACTCCCGCATGGATGCCACCCATGCGGGCTTATTTTATGCGACAATATATCCATGGAGGACGTGGGGAACAAGGGCTGTACACGTCGCAGTCCTCCTCACGGACTCCATTATTTTTATACAAAGGACGTGTGATATATGACCCCGGTAGAAAGGCTGGTGGCTGCCGGCATCCGACCGGACTGTGCCGCCGAGAGTGTGATGTGGTATCAGGCCCAGGGGGATGACTATGGGCTCCAAAAATACGTGGATGAAGTAGAAGCGAGGAAGGAGGCGCTGGACAATGGCCGGATTTCCTAATTATACATACCCCGCTTATGGCGGATACAACCCAGTAACTCCGTTTGCGCCCGCTCCACAGATCTACCAGCCTATGCAGCAGCCCGCTCCGCAGCCCGTACAGGCCGCGCAGACGGTTGGAAGTACAAACACACAGCCTAACTTTTTCTGCCGTCCTGTGGCCTCCCGAGAGGAGGCGCTTGGGGTCCCGGTAGACTTTATGGGTGCTCCAATGTTCTTCCCGGACCTTGCCCATAATGTGGTCTACATGAAACGATTCAATACCAACAGCGGTGCAGCTGATGTGTTCGAGTTTAAGCTCGATGTACCCAGAGAAAAACAGCAACAAGCCCCTGCGCAGGTGGCGGCCTTTGCTCCACTGGACGAGTTTATAGACATGAAGGACACAGTGCAAAACCTAAAAGATGAGGTGGACAGACTGAAAAAGCCCGCTGGAAAGGCAGTGAAAAAGAATGATGCCTCCGATGAATAATCCCATGATGGCTATGCTCCAGATGGCACGGAACGGCGGAAATCCCATGCAAATGCTCCAGCAAATGGCTGGGCAGAACCCACAGGCCGCCCAGGCTATGCGGCTCATCCAGGGGAAAAACCCGCAGCAGCTCCGCCAAACTGCGGAGAACATGGCAAAGCAGAGAGGGACCTCAGTTGAGGAGATCGCAAGACAGCTTGGGATTCCGATGAAATAAAATAGCGCACTCTTTATCAGTTTTCGGGTCTTGATAAAAACCGCTCTTTGGAAACATCCGGGGAGCGTACGGCCCCGATGTAATAACTGATAAAGGAGTATATACAATGGATAACGATTTTGCGACTGGCTATGCGCTGGGCAGCGATTCCAACGGCGGCAACTGTAACAACGGCTTTGGTGGCGATGCCTGGGGTGGTATTTGGGGCATCATCATTCTAGCTATGGTCTTTGGCTGGGGACGCGGGGGCTTCGGTTTCGGCGGCTTCGGCGGTGGCGGTGCCAGCACTGATCCCGGACTCCAGGGCCTTGCCACCCGTGCAGATGTAAACGAGGCCATTGCCTTCAACGGTGTGGAGCGCGGCATCTCTGCTATCCAGCAGGGCATTTGCGATAGTACCTATGCCCTGAACAACAGCATCACCAGCGGCTTCAACAACACCAATGTGGCTCTGCTTCAGGGCTTCAACGGTGTCCAGTCTCAGATGTGCAATATGGCCGCTCAGGCTCAGGATTGCTGCTGCCAGACCCAGCGGGCCATCGATGGTGTGAATTACAACATGGCGACCAATACCTGCGCCATCCAGAACACCATCCAGGGCAGCACCCGCGATATCCTGGAGAATAACAACTCCAACACCCGCGCCATTCTGGACTTCCTGACTCAGAGCAAGATCGATTCCCTCCAGGCGGAGAATCAGTCTCTCAAGCTGGCTGCCTCTCAGGCCAACCAGAACAGCTACCTGACCGCTACTCTGGATGCCCAGACCTCTGAGCTGATCCGCCGGATCAACCCCATGCCTGTGCCCGCCTATCAGGTGCCCGCCCCCTATCCCTACTGCGGGGCCTATAACAATGGCTGCGGCTGTGGCTGCTAAATTGCATCAAAATCGAGGCAATTAACTTTCCGGCTCTGCCGTGACTATTTCGGGGCGGTGGGCTGAGTGTCTGCCGCCCCTGATTTTTGGAGGTAATTATGTCTTGTAAACCTGTATGCAGACTCTGTGACCGGCTTGTGATCTCTCAGGCGGTCGCTTTTACCGGTGGAAACCTGGAGATCAACCTTCCTGCTGGTTCCTACAACAACGGAGAGAAGTATTGCGTGGTCGTGGCTCAGGCCATCCCCGACACCACTACCATCAATGCTCCGGTGTATTTTACCATCGGGACCGGGACCACTCTCTATCCCATGACAAAGCGGAATTGCGCTCAGGTCACCGCCTGTGGCATCCGTACCCGGACCAAATACTCTCTCTGTGTCGTTACTACCCCAACCGGAGGTTCGTTCCGTATGCTGGGCACTCCCTGCTGCTCCCCCAGCAACAACCTAACCAGCATTGACGGGGGCGCGGCTCCCGCCCCTACGGCGTAAGGAGGGATCAAAATGAAACGATCCACACGGATGATGCTCATGTCCAGTGGCAGCAATCGCCGCTACAACGATGGACGCAGCTATGAAAACTACGATGTTGATGATAAATTCCGTGACCGCCGTGGCCGGGAGCACTATGACAACGGTCGGTATGCGCCCCGTTCTGAGATGATGGAGCCGAATGACCGGGGATATCGTCGATATTCTGATGGCCGTTTTGCTCCTCGCAATGATGGTGGGACGTGGGTGGAGAGCAACTACTGGGATGACCGCATGACGGGCCCTCAGTCCCACTATGGCTATCCATACTATATGCCTCCGGCCTATACTGATAGACGGGAGATGACTAGGCCCATGAATAAGATCGGATTCGCCATTTCTGGTGAGGGTGAAATGAAGACCCCCAGGGAGTTTGAACACGACTACCGCATGAACGAAATGGAATACCGGAGAGGTGGAGAGCGAATGAGTGGCTATGGAGCCGCTTCCGGGCACATGCCCTTCGACCGCCGTATGGCGGAGGAATGGACCGCCAATATGGAAAATGAGGACGGCACAAAGGGGCCTCATTGGTCCTTTGAGCAGGCCAAGCAGGTCATGGCCCAGCGCGGGATCGAGTGCGACCCTGCGGAGTTCTGGGCGGCCCTCAACATGATATACAGCGATTATGTCAAGGTCGCCAAAAAGTTCAACGTGGGGAGCAATATCGACTTCTACGTGGACATGGCGAAAGCGTTCCTGGACGACAAGGACGCCGGACCGGACAAACTTGCTAAGTATTTTCAGTACGTCGTGAGATGACAGATCCGCCCTCAGAAATGGGGGCGGATTTTTCCACCACCTTTTCCACCACCTAATAGCTAAAAATATGCTGTTTTATGCACTTGTAACTTTCTTTTCAGAAACATAAAAAACTCCGAAAACCCTTTAAAATCAAGGCTTTCGGAGCTTTTTGTTTTGGAGCAGGTGAGGGGAATCGAACCCCCGTGTTCAGCTTGGGAAGCTGACATTCT